CAAAATAGTTTTGCATTTATTTTACTCCGAATAGTAGGGCGTCAAGAGCTAGTGCCGCGATGACATACATCGCGAACACTAGGGCGTGGGTTGCTGTTTGTTTCATATGGCATCGACCGGTTGCGCGGCCTCAAACATACGCTGGCATATATCGTTGTCAGTATGATCTGCGATTAGGCAACTACCGTCCTCTTCGTTGCCGTAAACAAGATAGAACGTTCCAACGCAATCGCCGGTCGGTGCATACATGCGCAGCGTGTCTTCGCCGGTCGTTGCCATTGCGTCCAGCACGGTTTTTAGTCGCCACGCTTTTGTTACCGTCCACTCTTCGCCGTCGTAAACGCTGACAGACAGGTCACGGTCTAACGCGGCCTTGACTAGTTTGCGAGCTACGCGAGCTTCCCCGATAGTGGCGTATTGATGTAAACAGGATGTAGGCATGTTGTGTTCTCCGTTGTTGAGGCCCTCTTACTGGCACAGTTTGAGGGTAAGGCACAAATGCAATCGACGGCACTTTTGTGCATCAATATTTGTGGCGGCTATATAGTTGTCATTCGTGCCGTTGTTTTGCGTGGTGAAATGACAACCGAAAAAACGGCAGAAGCCAGCGCGTTACAAGGGGATGGAACGTCAAGTTGTTATGGATATGATATTTGTTTATGAATGAAAAATAAGAGGTATATAGATACCTGTGAAATATTGTGGCCAGTTGAAAACCGATGGCAACTTGACAACTTGACGTTCCCTAGTTGACTAACACAGTTAGAGGGCTTTCCCCAATTGGCCACGCTTTACGTCCACGTCAACTCGGTTCGTCGTGGACTTGTAAACGCATGGCAACTTGACGTCCCTACGCAATATGTTGCAGTGCAGCATAGCCAGCCAGCAATGTGTTTTTTGTCAGGTTGACGTTAACGTAAAGTGGAAAGGCCATTTCCAATCCGCGCGCGTCAATCGCAGCGCGCAATTCGCGCAGCTATATGCAGGCATTAAAATGCAGGCATAAAACTACACGCATTTTACTTCCAACAATATTCCGAAGGGGAGGGGGTAGGGCCGACGGCGCGTGTGTCTGTCACGGGTAGGGTCGCAAACAATTTTTATTTTTTTTTGCAAATCAGAATGCAACACACTATAGTACGCCCAATGACTTTCTACTCACTGCCATTCACACCCGAGCGAATGCAAGCGACCGAGGCGCGGCTAGAGGCAATCTATGACGCTGCCCGCTGCGGACTCAAGGGTGACAGTCTCGCTATGGCGGCTGGATTGACCCCGCGGCAGTTCCGCGTGCTGGCCGACGCTGACCCGCTAGTGGAAATGGCCGAGATCAAAGGCCGCGCTGACGGCGAGTACACTGCGGCTAAGACGATGTACGAAGCGGCGCGCGATGGCGACAGCAAAGCTGCGCTGGAGATACTCAAGCATCAGCACGGCTGGGTAGCCAAGCAGCAGATCGACGTGAACATTGACCAACAGATAAGCATTACAGGCGCACTGGAAAAAGCACAGACGCGCGTCATCGAAGGGCTGTACACTGAACTGCCCCGGCTAGAGGATAACACATCAGATGCAAGCACCGATATATTCAGCCCAAGACGAAATGGAGTTGATGGCGAGGTTGTGGTCGCCAAGCCTCAAGGATGACCCACTAGCGTTCGTATTATATACATTTCCGTGGGGGCAGCAGGGTACGCCGCTGGAACATTTCCCCGGACCGCGTAAATGGCAGCGTCAAGTGCTTGCCGACCTGCGCGACCACATCAAGCAGAACAACGGCAAGGTGGATTTTGACACAGCGCGGCTGGCGATTGCGTCAGGACGCGGTATCGGCAAGTCGGCCCTAGTCAGTTGGCTAGTGATATGGATGCTGTCGTCCAGAATCGGCTCGACGACCATCGTGTCGGCCAACTCTGAGGCGCAGCTACGCAGCGTAACATGGGCGGAAATTACCAAATGGCTGGCGATGAGCCTTAATAGTCACTGGTTCGAGATAGCGGCCACCCGCATCATGCCCGCCAAGTGGCTGACGGAACTGGTCGAGCGCGATCTGAAGAAAGGCACGCGCTATTGGTCGGTCGAAGGCCGGCTGTGGTCGGAAGAAAACCCTGACGCATACGCAGGGGTGCATAACTTCGACGGTGTGATGCTGATATTTGACGAAGCCAGCGGTATTCCAGACTCTATATGGTCGGTATCGGACGGTTTCTTCACCGAAAATACGCCGCATCGCTCCCATTTTGCCTTTTCCAACCCACGGCGGAACACAGGATACTTTTACGAGACGTTCCACAGCAAGCGCGCGTTCTGGCAGACACGCGTTATCGACGCCCGCGATGTCGAAGGTACAGATAAAAACCTGTATCAGCGCATTATCGACGAATATGGGCCTGACAGCTACCAAGCCAGCGTCGAAGTCTACGGTAATTTCCCATCAGAAGGCGACGATCAGTTTATCGGCAGCAATTTAGTCGATGACGCCATGAAACGCACGCCGGCAAAAGACGCTACAGCGCCGATTGTCATAGGGGTAGACCCTGCACGCTTCGGGGCTGACGCTACCGTCATCGCTGTGCGCCAAGGGCGGGACATTTTAGAGCTACGCAGGCACCGCGGCGCGGACACTATGGAAGTCGCAGGCCATGTCATCGACGCCATAGAAGAGTTTAAGCCGGCATTGGTCTGCATCGACGAAGGCGGGCTAGGCGCAGGCGTCGTAGACCGGCTAAAAGAGCAGCGGTACAAGATACGCGGCGTGAATTTCGGCAATAAAGCTAAAAATCAGACCATGTGGGGTAACAAACGGGCCGAAATGTGGGGCGCCATGCGTGACTGGCTGAAAACGGGCCATATACCGACAGATAGGTTCCTAAAAACCGACCTTATCAGCCCGCGCACCAAGCCTGACAGCAAGGGGACGTTGTTCCTTGAGAGCAAGAAGGACATGAAGGCGCGCGGCCTAGCATCGCCAGACGCTGCGGACGCCATAGCGGTCACGTTCGCGTTTCCTGTAGCATCTACCGATCCGCGTCTAGGACGCGTTGACAAGCGCCGCACAAGCGGGTATTCTCCCGCTGGAGCTTCTACATCATGGATGGGGTCTTGACGATGCCGGCCAAAAAAGGTCTATATGCAAACATTCACGCCAAGAAAGAGCGGATAGCCGCTGGTTCTGGCGAAAAAATGCGTAAACCGGGCGCTAAGGGCGCCCCTACAGCCAAGGCGTTCAAGCAGAGCGCCAAAACCGCTAAGAAGGGTAAGTAAATGCCAGCAGATAAATATGGTAAAAGCCTGTACAAAGCCGGGACTATGAAGTCCGAAAAAGCCGCAATCGCTAACCGCGACCCCGCCCGCAAGGCAGCAGCCATGAAGATTATGGCACGCGAAGGCACGACAAGCGCAGCCGGCGGTCGCCCAGCGGTTAAGATGCCAAAAGCGCCGCAGGTTATCCGTACAACTACTGCATACAAGCCAACGCCAATGGGCAAAAAGAAATAATCATGCCGCTGTGTAAATCGACAGGCAAAGCCGCGTTCCGCAAGAACATCAAGGCTGAAGTGAACGCTGGCAAGCCTGTGAAACAGGCCGTAGCCATAGCGTATAGCGTCAAGCGGGAAGCCGCCAAGAAGGGCAAGAAATAACACATGGCCGACCCCACAGGCATCAACACGGCAGGCAAAGTCGCCAACGTCGGCTCTAACCCGCCTAAAACGTCAGGCGACGACAGCGACAAGATGGCAACCATGCGGTCGCGCCTCCAGATGGCGCAGGCTGCGTACTCTGACAGCCGCGAAGATGAACTGGACGACCTACGGTTTATGGCAGGATCGCCAGACAACCAGTGGCAATGGCCTGCTGACGTGCTGTCAACGCGCGGAAGTGTGCAAGGGCAGACAATTAACGCACGTCCCTGCTTGACAATTAACAAACTACCGCAGCACGTCCGTCAAGTTACGAACGAACAGCGTCAAAACCGGCCTAGCGGCAAGGTAATTCCTGCCGACGACAACGCTGACGTAGAAGTTGCAGAGATTTTCAACGGCGTCATGCGTCATATCGAGTATATGTCGGACGCCGACGTTGCATATGACACCGCTTGCGACAACCAAGTTACCTACGGCGAAGGCTATATTCGCCTGATAACTGAGTATTGCAACGAAGATAGCTTCGACCAAGACATCCGTATTATGCGCGTCCGTAACTCGTTTAGCGTCTACATGGACCCTACGATCCAAGACCCATGCGGCGCAGATGCTCAATGGTGCTTTGTCACCGAAGACATCCTGAAATCCGAATATGAGCGTATGTTCCCAGACGCATCGCCTATCTCGACCATCATGTCGCAGGGCGTTGGTAACGAGAGCATGGCACAGTGGCTGGCTGAAGATACCATCCGGATCGCAGAATACTTCTACAAAGACTACGAAAAAGCTACGCTGCACTTGTATCCAGACAACCAGACAGCTTTTAAAGGCACGCCGCAGGACAGCAACTTGCAGGCGATGTTTGGCAAGCCTATCCGCACACGCGAAGTAGACCGCCAGAAGGTCATGTGGATGAAAACCAACGGTTTTGACATCCTCGACGAGCGTGAATGGTCCGGCAAATGGATTCCTGTCGTGCGCGTCATCGGCAACGAATGGGAAGTCGAAGGCCGTATGTACATCTCAGGCCTTGTGCGTAACGCCAAGGACGCCCAGCGGATGTATAATTACTGGACCAGCCAAGAGGCAGAAATGCTGGCGCTGGCCCCCAAAGCGCCGTTTATCGGCTACGGCGGCCAGTTCGAAGGCTACGAACAGCAGTGGAAGACAGCCAATACGACCAACTGGCCGTATTTGGAAGTCAATCCTGACGTTACAGACGGCGCTGGAGGCGTTCTACCGCTGCCACAACGCGCACAGCCACCTCTGCCCCAGACAGGTCTTATACAGGCTAAAATGGGCGCTGGAGAGGATATTAAGGCCACTACAGGCCAGTATGACGCATCGCTGGGCCAACAGGGCAACGAGCGGTCGGCTAAAGCTATTGTCGCACGCGAAAAGCAGGGCGATGTCGGCACCTATCACTACGTGGACAACCTTGCGCGTGCCATTCGGCACATCACACGCCAAGTTGTCGATATGATCCCTAAAATCTACGACACACAGCGCATCGCACGCATTATCGGCGTTGATGGCGATGTCAGCATGGTCAAGTTCAACCCAACGCAGCCAGAGCCTGTCAAGGAAGTCCGCGACATGGAAACTGGCGGTTTGATCGAAAAGATTTACAACCCCGGCGTTGGTACATACGACGTTATGGTCACAACTGGCCCCGGCTACATGACCAAGCGTCAAGAAGCCCTTGATGCCATGAGCCAGATTTTGCAGTCCAACCCGCAGCTTTGGTCGGTTGCAGGCGATTTGTTCATTAAGAACATGGACTGGCCCGGCGCGCAGGAAATGGCGGAACGCTTCAAGAAAATCCTTGATCCGAAGGTGCTGTCTGAAGGCGACCAGTCGCCTGAAATGATGGCCGCACAGCAGCAGATGCAGGCGATGACCGAAGAACTGAACCGCATGACTGACATCATCGAGAATGTTCAGGACAGCGTCGCGCAGCGCGAAGTGGACATCAAGGAATATAAGGCTCAGGTAGACGCCTACGACGCTGAGACAAAGCGTATTACGGCCATGCAAAATAGCATGACACCTGAGCAAATTCAGGATATTGTCATGGGTACGATTGCAGGCGCACTGGATACAGGCGACTTGATCGGCGGCTCACCAGAGATGCGTGAACAGCCCATGATGAACGAAGAAATGCCTCAACAGCAACCAATGCCAGAAATGGGCGGGATGCCACCGATGCCGCCTGAAGGACCGATGCAATGACCGTAAGCCTCAAACATAACTTTCAGTCTGCCAAAGCTGACGGTACCGATACGTCTCTTGTTCAGCCGTCCAACTGGAACGCAGAACACCAGTTGACGCTTGCCACCAACAAGCTGCTAGGCCGCGCTACGGCTGGCACAGGCGCTGCTGAAGAGATTAGCATTGGTGCTGCTTTGTCAATATCTGGCGGCACGCTGGCTGTCACTACGGTACCTGTCGCCAATGGTGGCACAGGGGCCAACACGCTGACAGCTAATAACGTCCTGCTAGGAAACGGCACAAGCGCGGTTCAAGTGGTCGCCCCCGGCACTAACGGCAACGTCTTGACCAGCAACGGCACAACTTGGGTTTCGCAAGCACTTGGCACCACCAATATGCTTTCATACCTGTCTGTCGCCGGCGGCGGCGGGGGTGGTAGCGGACGCGAGTTAGCTGACTCTTATGCTGGCGCCGGCGGCGGCGGCGGCGGTGTTGTAGCGGGCATTGCGGCAGTTACAGCGGGTACACTGACAATAGCTATCGGCGCAGGCGGCGCAGGCCAAACTGGCGACGGACAAGGTGTTGCCGGTAATAACACTACGCTAACTGGGGCTACAACGGCTGTCGGCGGCGGTGGCGGCGGTGGGCGCACCGCACCGGAAGGCACCGCCGGCGGTTCCGGCGGCGGCGGTACAAGATTAGGCTATTCCGGCGCAGGCACAACAAACCAAGGTTCGGTTGGCGGTCAGTCTGCCGACGGTAATGGCGCCGGTGGTGGGGGCGGCGCAAATGGCGCTGGCGCTATAGGCGGAATATCAGTTGGCGTAAGCAGTTATAAAGCAGGCGGCAACGGCGGCGGCGGCGTTTTAGACACCATAACTGGCGCGTCGGTATTTTACGGCGGCGGCGGCGGCGGTTGCAGTGCGGAAGGTGATGACATCAACGCCACAGGCCGCGGCGGTGTCGGCGGCGGCGGCGACGGTGCATCGCCACGAACGTCAACAAACGCAGGTGCTGGAACAGCTAACACTGGCGGCGGTGGTGGCGGCGGCGGAAACTATAGTGGCGGCGCACAACGCAGCGGCGGTAATGGCGGCTCAGGTGTTGTCATCATCAGTTCAACTGTAACTGCTACGTCAACCACAGGCTCCCCAACAGTAACAACGGTTGGAAACTACAAAGTCTATAGGTTTACTTCTTCCGGCTCGATTACATTCCCATAGGAAACACAATGGCTCATTTTGCAAAAGTAGAGGATGGCATCGTCACTGAAGTTCTGGTCATTGAGCAGGACGTTATCGACACAGGCCTGTTCGGCGATCCGGCGTTGTGGGTGCAGACATCATACAACACGCACGGGGGCCAACATCCAGAAGGCCGCCCGCTTCGTAAGAACTACGCGGGCGTTGGCTTTACCTATGACGCGGAACGCGACGCCTTTTATGCGCCGCAGCCTTTCCCGTCGTGGGTGCTTGATGAAGACACTTGCTATTGGACCGCGCCGGTCCTGTATCCTACAGACGGCAAATCTTACGCGTGGGATGAAGACGCGCAGGCTTGGGTTCTTGATCCTAAAGGAATAACGGCATGAGTTGCGCTGATTTTATAGGTACACTGTTTCTGGCGCGTGATGTGGCTCATTCGACGCACTTAAACACGCGCAGCTTTGCCAAGCACTCTGCTTTGAACACTTTCTACGATGAAATCATCGACTTAGCGGACAAATTTGCTGAAGCCTATCAGGGCAAATATGGCCTAATCGGCCCCATTTCGCTCATGTCAGCTAAGAAAACCAACAACATTGTCGAGTTTCTTGAAGGTCAGCTAGACGAACTTGAGGGAATGCGGTATAAAGTCGTCGATAAGGAGTGTACCCCGCTCCAAAACATTATCGACGAGATTTTTGGCCTTTACTACAGCACGCTGTATAAACTTAAATTTCTCGCATAAGGACGCGACGCATGGAACTTTTACGCCCTCTTAATGACTCAGGTTTTGCTACTCAAAGCGTAGCGTACACCGGCACTGCCGGTTCTGTAACCGGCTGGAACGCAGGCCCACAGGGCGTGTTGGTGTGGTGTACAACTGACGCGTATATCCGCGTTGGTGACGGCGCGACAGCTACGACGGCTGACACACCTTTGCCTGCGTACACGCCCGTGCCTATTTACGTACCGCAACCCGGCGACAGCGGCGGCAACGGCGGGGCATGGCGCGTTAGTGCTATCCAGATCACCGCCCCCGGCACATTGTACGCAAAGCCGATCAACATCCGATGAGTTTTGGCATCCCCGTCCGTAATGGCCTATCTGTAGGGATAGGCACTGCTGCCACCCTTACATCTGGCACAAATGTCGGCACGCGTAATCGGCGCGGGGACCCTACGTTAATCATAGATTTTGTGCCTACTTCGGGTGTGGCTGGGATTACGCTTAATCTGGCGTTTACGACGCAAGAATATAACGTCTATCAAACCGACCCGACCGTGCAGAGCGGTATCACGAACATTCAAGTTTGGAAATAAGTCATGCCTTTAGTCAGTCAAACCTTCGACCAGCTTCTCGACTTCACCCGCACAACGTCAGGCACGTTCGTCGGCAGCAATGGCTTGATCCAGACGACGCCTGCCAGCGTGAACTTGCTGACGTGGACGCAGCAGTTTGATAACGTGGCGTGGTCTAAAGGTGATGCGACAGTAGCCGCAAACGCCACCACCGCACCTGACGGGACTAGCACGGCGGATAAGTTACAAGAAACAACAGCTAACGCGCCCCACTACGCACTTCAGGCGGTCACCGTTGCAGCCGCCGCGCACACCGCTAGTGTTTACGTAAAAGCTGCTGAACGAACTTGGTGCATTTTAGAAATGGGTGGAACCCCGTTTGGTTGCGGGGCATGGTTTAATCTTTCCACTGGCGTTGTAGGAACTCAATTTGGATCGCCTTCAAGCGTCACCATTACTGCTGTTGGAAACGGATGGTGGCGGCTTACGATGACCAAAACTGCTGGGTCATCGGGTTCGGCTTTTACTACCGTTTATACGTCCACAGGGGACAATGTCTCTACCTACGCAGGAACCGCCGGATCAGGCATCTTCGTCTGGGGCGCGCAGCTAGAAGCAGCATCCGCAGCGTCCACCTACACACGCAACAACGGCGGTGTATTCCCACCCCGCTTTGATTACGATCCCGTCACGCTGGCCCCGAAGGGCTTGCTGATCGAAGAGCAGCGGACGAACGTCGTGCTTACTTCGACGTTTGCCACATTGGCTGGCTCTGCGGGTTCGCAATATCCCTCTGGCACAGGCTGGTCAAACTTCTTCAACACTGGCGGCACGCGCACTTACGTTTCTTCGTCGGTATTTGCTGGCGCACAGGCGATGGACGTCGCAAGCGTATCAGCAGCGCGTAACGTCATTGGCTTCAGCTTTGCCGCTGCGTCCAGCACGACCTACACGGTGTCGTTCTATGTTGAGAGCGTCAGCGGAGCGACTGGCATTGTGGCCTATGCGACCGGCGCACTTGGAACCGGCGGCACGACGAACAGCGTCACCGCCCCCACCACTACTGGCCGCTACACATACACGTTCACAACTGGTACGGGTGCAGGAACCGTTGACCTACGTTTCGGGATCGGCGCCGCGGCAAACGAAAGCGGCAGCATCCGCATCAGCAATGTGCAGTGTGAAGCCGGTGCATTCGCCACCAGCTACATCCCCACTGTCGCCAGCCAAGTAACACGCACGGCTGACCAGTGCAGCATCGTCGCACCGAACTTCGCACCTTGGTATAACCAATCGGAAGGCAGCTTTGTATTTGAAGGTTCTATCTTAGGGGACAAAGGCGCAACAACAGTTGATTTCCTTCAAGCGTCCGACGGTGTTAGCAATTCCATTTCGATAGACCTTGGAATGTTCGGTGTCGCGTTTCCGTTTTTTGCGGTTTCAAACACCACAGGTCAAGCTAACTTAGGCCTTGGAACGCTTACGCTTAACTCACCCTTCAAGATGGCTGGGGCGTATAAAACTAACGATTTTGCGGGCGTTTTGAACGGCGGCACTGTCCAAACAGACACAAGCGGCACAGTGCCAACCGGCATCGCGCAGCTAGGTCTCGGCAACCGTCTCGGCGGGGTGTATATGAACGGCCACATCCGCTCGGTGAGGTATTACCCCACAAGGCTTTCTAACGCCCAAATCCAAGCACTCACGGCGTAAGGAGACACCAATATGGACCTATACCTGAAGACACTCACCGAAGCCGAGATGACCGCCGCGTTGCTTGAAGCAGGGATTGTCACTGAGCAGACCGTTGAAACCCAAGTCGGTGAGACTGAGGACGGCGACGCAATCCTGCAAGATGTGACGGTTCTTGTCCCGACGCAGGACTTCTCCGTTGACCAGATTGGCCCGTTCAGTAAGGTCATTGGCTACGACGCAGAAGGTGAGCCTATCGTTGAGGATTATCCCGACTGGCACACCAACCTGCGCGGCAGCTTTGACGAAGAGCAGTTGGCGTTGCTGACGCCCTTGTCCGTACAACCGCCCGTCCCTTACAGGGTGTGGGCTTAACCTATATTGTCAAGCTACAAAATTTAATGTAGTTTGGCCATTAACCGTACTGGTGCGGCACATCAGGAACTCCATAGGAGTTAAACATGGACGAACTAGTCCCCGAAGTAGCGGATGCCTCCGCGCCAGAACTCGAAGCCACGGCAGCAATCGAGCCTGTAGAAAACACGACGCCGGAAACGCCTGCTGAACAGGAAGCATCTAAGACCTTTTCACAAGAAGAACTTGACGCGATTGTTGGCAAGCGCCTCGCAAGAGAACAGCGCAAATGGGAGCGCGAACAGGCTCAAAGAGCAGAGGAAATGCAGGCCCGCCAACAAGCGGTGCAGGACATAGCCCCTGAACAATTTGAGACTTATGAGGATTACGCAGAGGTTTTGGCCGAACGTAAAGCCGAAGAATTGCTGGCACGGCGGGAAACCGCCCGACAGCAAGCTGAGTTGCAGGATGCCTACCATGACCGTGAAGAAGCGGCGCGGGACAAGTATGATGACTTTGAACAGGTCGCTTACAATCCCAACCTTCCGATTACGGATTTCATGGCACAAAGCATCCAAGCGTCAGACGCAGGCCCAGACGTTCTATATTATCTCGGCTCAAATCCGAAAGAAGCTGAACGTATCGCCCGCCTACCGCCCATTTTGCAGGCAAAAGAAATTGGAAAACTTGAGGCTTCATTGGCTTCAAATCCGCCGGTTAAGAAAACCTCAACCGCCCCGGCACCAATTGCGCCTGTCACTGCTCGTTCTGCTGGGTCAAACCAGTACGACACCACCGACCCTCGCTCGACTAAGTCGATGAGTACGTCGGAATGGATCGAAGCCGAACGGATGCGACAGATCAAGAAGTACGAGGCACAACGCAACAGATAATTTGGGATTATTACCATGTCTAACTCGATTTTAACAATTGACATGATCACACGGAAGGCTCTCGAAATCCTCGAGAACAACCTTGTGCTCACACGTAACGTAAACCGCCAGTACGACGACAGCTTCGCTGTTGAAGGTGCTAAAATTGGCTCAACCCTGCGTATCCGTCTTCCAGACCGTGCGCTTGTAACTGACGGCGCAGCCCTTCAGGTACAGGACGACAACGAACAGTTCACAACACTGACCGTTGCCAACCAGAAGCACATCGGCGTCAACTTCACATCTGCTGAATTGACCATGCAGTTGGACGATTTCGCAGAGCGCGTTCTCAAGCCACGTATCTCGCAGCTTGCTTCCAGCATCGACGCTGACGTTGCAAACGCGTTTGCAACCATCGGTAACTCGGTCGGCACACCCGGCACAACTCCCGGCACTTCGGCAGTTCTTCTTGCTGCACAGCAGAAGCTGAACGAAAACGCTGCGGTGATGTCGCCACGCTACGCCACCGTCAACCCAGCAGCTAACGCTGGCTTGGTCGAAGGCTTGAAGGGTCTTTTCAACCCAACCGACACAATCAGCAAGCAGTTCAAGAACGGCATGATGGGTACAGGCGTACTTGGTTTCGACGAAATCAATATGTCGCAGTCCATCAAGCAGTTCACCACTGGTTCGCGTACTGCAACTGGCGGCACGACTTCGGCTGCAATCACGTCGGAAGGCGCAACCGCCGTTGCCATCACTGGCGCAGGCGCAAACGCTACTGTCAAGGCTGGTGACGTGTTCACAGTCGCTGACTGCTTCTCAGTCAACCCACAGACTCGTGAAAGCACAGGTTCGTTGTTCCAGTTCGTTGCGTTGGCTGATGTCACGCTCAACGGCTCTGGCGCAGGCAGCATCACTGTTGCACCGATCTACTCGGCTGCTCACGCACTCGCCACCGTCAACACACTGCCTGCCAACAGCAAGGCAATCGTGTTCGTCGGCGCTGCGTCCACACAGTACGCTCAGAACCTTGTATACCACAAGGACGCTATCACCTTCGCAACCGCCGACCTTCTGCTCCCACAGGGCGTAGATATGGCTTCGCGTCAGGTGCATAACGGCATCAGCTTGCGCGTTGTTCGTCAGTACGACATCAACAACGACCGTATGCCTTGCCGTATTGACGTTCTGTATGGCTACAGCACGATCCGTCCACAGATGGCTGTCCGGATGTGGGGTTAATCTAACACTGGCCCTCGGTTCGCCGGGGGCCAACTTTTTTAAAGGATTTTTATTATGGCTCTTCCTAATGGTGCTGGCGGTTATCAAGTCGGCGACGGAAATCTTGGCGAAGTTACTCTTGGTACTTCGGCTATCCCTACTGCGTACACCGCAGCAGCTACGTTAACATCTCTCGATTTGGCTGGCGGCATTGTTGTGTACACTTCGGCTTCTACAGCCGATCTTACGCTCCCTGCTGTTTCGGTTGTTAATACCGACATCAGCAGCGCAAAAGTGAACTCATCGTTTGAGTTTACTTTGGTTGCCACCAGCACTGGCGTTCCTACTATCGTAGTAGGCACTGGCTGGACGCTGGTTGGCGTTGGCACAGGCGTTGCATCGCGCAGCGTACTGTTCCGTGCAGTCAAGACAAGCGCGACAACGTACAACCTGTACCGTATCGCTGGTTAATAAGTTTGCCCCGGCTTTAAGTCGGGGCATCCTTTTCTGAAAGATAATTTTATGGCCGTTATCTATCTCGTTCACCCCCGCCACGGCGCAAAAGTTGCTATTTCAGAAGAAGAAGCACGCTGCGACGAAGACTATGGTTGGGAAAGATACTATCCTGACGAGCCTGTAAGTGCTACAGTGAACGAAATGCCGGCGCGCACTAGCCGCCGCCGCACAACGCAGGAAGACTAACCAATGGAAACGGCTGGGGACTTAATCAACGGCGCGCTTAGGCTGCTAGGTGTTCTGGCAGAAGGCGAAACTCCCTCGGCTGATACGTCGCAGGACGCACTGCGCGCTATGGACCAGATGATTGATAGCTGGAACACTGAGCGCCTGTCCGTTTTCTCAACGCAAGACCAAGTATTCACATGGCCCGCTGGCGAACTGTCGCGCACGATGGGACCATCCGGCGACTTTGTCGGCAACCGCCCTGTGCTGTTGGATGACGCAACATATTTCAAAGACCCCGGCACCGGCGTTAGCTACGGCATCAAATTCATTAACCAGCAGCAGTATGACGGCATCGCGGTTAAGACTGTAACGTCTACGTTTCCGCAAGTCATCTTCGTCAACATGACGTATCCTGATATTGAAATGTATATCTACCCGCGTCCGACGCGCGCATTGGAATGGCATTTCATTTCGGTTGAAGAACTGACGCAGCCTGCGACGCTTGACACAAACCTAACATTTCCGCCCGGCTATCTGCGTGCGTTCCGCTATAACTTGGCCTGCGAACTGGCGCCTGAGTTCGGCGTTGAGCCGTCGCCGCAAGTCCAGCGTATCGCTATGACATCTAAGCGCAACCTGAAGCGCCTCAACAATCCAGACGACATCATGTCAATGCCGTACAGCCTTG